ATAGATGTGGAGAGTTATATTTATCTTCAACTTCTTTAATCGGCATATAGAAGTCAGTAATATAATCAAACTCTTCGTATTGAGCCTCTGTTAATTTTTCTTTAGCCATTATAATTTTCCTGTTGCACCTGATGTTGTACTGTTGTTAGAGCTCCAAGCATCAAAACCTTCAATATGTTTTTCTGCTCTTTTTCTGATATTAAAAAGATCTTGCATAGTATCTAATCCATCTAAATCTCTTAACAATTCATTAAAACCAATATTGCCTTTTTTGTATTCATCCATGGCTTTTGTTCTCCAGCCATCAAATACATCTTCTGGTTTTCCTTTTTTGTCAGCATCAGAAGGCTCAGGTGTTGCAATAGAAGTTATTGGAGCAATATCATAAATAACTGGCATTCTGTCTTGTTGTAATAAGAAACCTTTAGCAACTCTTATAAACGCATCTTCTGGAGATAAGTTTTGATCTAAATATTCGTTATATAATCTTCCAGCTTTTGTTCTTAATTTTTTATCTTTCTTAGGATCTTCTGAAGGAGATAAAGAAATAAATCCTCCTTCATCTAATTTTCCTAAAACATCATCTAAAACAGTTTTATAATATTTCATATCTTGAAATACTTGTCTGTCTTTAGACTTTTCAATAATTCCAGAAATTGCAGATATATCTTTAATACCTAATCCTATTAAATAATCTGGAGATAATTTTAATCTTCTTTGTAAAGCATCATGCTCTTCAACACTATCAGCTAAAAATATTTGCTCATTAATTAAATCATAAACATCATCACTGCCTAAATATTTTGGATTAGCATAAAATCTAATTAAAGCCTCATATTGAGCTGTATTAATTTTATCTTCTTTCCAAAAATCATTAATGACATCTAAACTTGGAATATCCTCTTGATCATTTAATCTAAGAAGAAACTCAGTAAAGTTACCTATTTTATAATCTTGTCTATTTATTATATCTGCCTCATCAGCCTGGTCCTCAGCATTTACATTTGATGCTATTTTTAATTTAGCTGTTTCAACAAGTTTTCCAGCCTCTTCAAAACCAACAACTTCTTCAATTTCTTTTCTGTTGTTAAGAGTATAGTCAGGATTATTTTTAGCTCCAAATTGATATGCAAGTTTTTGAGCTTGATTTAATTTTTCTTCTTTTAATTTTTCCCATTCATCAATGTCATAAGGAATACTATTTGCTGGATCATCAAACCATCCTTTTAATTCATTTAAAGCATTAATAGATCTTTCAGCATTTGTGCTTGATGCTTTTAAAGTTAAGTCATCTAAATATGTATTGTTTGAAACTTTAACATATTTAACATGATTACCAGTTACAGCTTTTGTTATTGAAACATATTCTGTTAATTTAGTTTTGTTTAACCATTGATTAAATTTTGTTTTAACTTTCTTTCTTTTGCCATTTGTTAATTCATTCCATTTCTCAGGCTTTGTTAATTTTTCAAATGTATCTACTGCTAATTTTACATCAGTTCCTTTTGATGCAGCTGTACTTATTCTCTCAATATCAACAGCAGCCTTTTTTACAATATCTTGAAACTGAGCATTATCTTCAGCTGTTACTTGTTCTTTATGTATATCTTCAACAACTTTTCCAAGAGCTTTATAACCAGATCCAACAACATTAGATAATTGAGTTATTGGAAGAGCAAGAGCTCCAGTTTGTGTTGCAGCACCAACTTTAACCTGAGCAGTAGATTGAGGAATTTTTATAGCAGCCATAATTAACTAGATAAAATACTTCCTGAGCTTTGATAATTTCCAAACATAGTTCCAGCTGCTTTAAAATATTCTGCTCTAGCTGTTAATTGACCTTTAAAGTTTTCGCCAACACCTTTACTCTGCAATAATAAAGATTGGTTAATACCATCATAATATGCTTGTTGAGAATTATAATCTTCAATAGCAAGATCAGTCATTTGATTATATTTTGTTTCAAGCAATACTTCATAACCAGTATCGCCTAATCTCATTTCTGCACCTGAGCTAAGTAGATTAACAAATAAACTATCGTATTGTTTTTCTTGATTGATAACTAATCTTTTTCTATCAATTTGATTGTAAGCATTTCTTGCAATCTCTGTTTTTCTTCTTTGTAATTCTGCTTGTTGGTTATAAACACTTTGATTATATTTACCTAAAGCACTTGCTGTTTGTGCAGCTGCTATGTTACCTATGAAACTCATAATATTTTGCCATCCTCCAATAGTTAGTTTTGTCTAATCCATAATATTTCATTAGACCTTCTTTTTTTAATCCAAGCCATTCAGCAAATCTAACTCCAGTATAAAACTCTTCTTTAACTGCTGTTTGTAATCTACGAATTTTGTTATTAAGACAGAGATAATCTAATCTCTTCTTGACTGACGCAGCTGCTGTAATTTTGTGGTCAGATACTCTTTGAGAGCACATAACCCAGCCTTCAGCCACTCCATGCCAAAGAGGAATAATGCCACCAGCCAACACAATATTATTATTGACCAATAAAGTGAAAGACAAACCAGCGATAGCAGTATCGAGCCTATTTTCTGTAAAACTTGCATCTATCTCCATCAATTTATCATTCATACCTAAAGCAACAATTTCGTCTCCATGCTTTTTGTAATATGGAATTATTTTATAATTAGCCATCAGATGTAACCAGAGTAGGATAAATTGCTAAAACAGAACAAGGCAAAGGCTGATCTTGTTTAACAAATATAAATCCATCTGAATTATAATCATCTCTAAATTCTATCTCTTTATCTCCAGCAAGTAATGTATCAACTGGAGAACTTAATTGTGATGATGTTGTTCTAAATGGAACTGTCTCTAAGGTTGTTAGAGATGGTCCAACTTTAACACCAACTGTTTCAAATAATCTTAAAACAACTTTTGAAATTCTTTTTGTTTTTCCTTGAGAAGTTCCTTCAGCAGCTCCTCCTTCAATTCTCATAGTTTGTAAAACACTATCATAAGATAAACCGACACATGCTTTAGTACATGCTCTGTCTAAAGTTATTGCACCTGAGCTTACAACTTTTGTAGCATGTGTTGCACCATCAGCCAGGATTGAAACTGTTTGACCTTCTAAATGTGCTAATCCAGATAATGTAGATGTTGAAGATCCAGAGTAGGAGAGGTGGCTATCTAAAAATTTAAAATCTGTTGAAGTTGTTTCGTCAAAATCAAAATCAGAAAAACATTCTACATATCTTTTTGTAGCACCATTAATAGTCCTCTTAACTATTACCCAAACTTCATCTTCAGTTAAAGTTCCAGAAATACTTGCAACACTTTCACAAACTGCATTGCCAGATCCAAAAGCTCCTCCGAAAATGTGTCTATGCCAAGCAGTTACATTCTCAGATCTTTGATAAGTTAAACCAGCTAATTGACCATCATCTCTAACACACCAAATAATACTATCTGGCTCTTGTTGATATGACATTTCATTAATTCCAGTTTTTGTAACTGTATCATTTAATATTGTTAAATCTGGAGCAACATAACCATCACTATCAAAGTTATAAGCTAGTTCTCTAATTTTTCTTTTTGCTTTTTGTAAAAATAAAATTGCATTCCCAGCTGGAATAGCATCTACATTTGCAGATCCAAAAGAACTTTGTTTTTTAATCGTTACATTTGTTGGTGTAACCGATGCGTTAGTTCCATCAGCTGATACTGTAAATTCTCCTCCAGTTGTTCCAATAACTAAAGTTCTTACTGCTTTCATATATCGAATGGCATTAACCTGATTTGAGGCAATTGTATAAACCATAGCATCATCAGCATTAGTTCCAGTCGTCATGTTTTCATAATCTCCAGCTTTAGAGAAATATAAAGTTTGTGGCTCAGATAATGTTCCAGCAAAAACTAATCTTTGTTCAAAGAATGATACGCATGAAGGATGTCCAGTCGTATCACTGAAAGCTCCTAACTTCCAATCTGTTACAGCTCCAGTTCCAGAAAAATTAACTTGAGTTGTAGCAGCAACTTGAGTTGCAGAAGTATAGCCAGTAATTTTTGCTCTGCCTGAGTTAAATGTAATTAATCTTCCAACATCAGTTGCAACAAATGTAGATGTACTTGCAGTTATTGTAACAGATCCAGAAGTTCCAGATGCAGCCATTGTAGTCGCTGTTTGGTTTTGAGCTAAATAAGGTCCATCAGTAAAATCAATAGCAGCTAGTGTCCAGGCTGTATGTCCAGTTCTACTTAACTTCATCACTTCATGATTAGGATGTGTGATATACATAACATCAGCTGATTGAGCAAACTTGATGTCAAATAATTCAGCAGTTAAATAAGGAGTAGAAATTTCGTAAGCTGATCCACCAGATACAATCTGTCCTTTGTCTTTATAAAATCTAATATAAGTATTTCCAAATTCTAAAACATAAGTTTGAGTAGTTGAAAATTCAAATGGTATTAATCTTGTTTTAGCAGCAGAAGATTTTACTTCTGAAATAAATTGAGTTCCAATTCTTCTAGTAGCAGCTCCTTGAGGATGCACTAAAAAGTTTTCCATAGTTTTAACTCCAGAACTATATTTTTCAAAATCAGTTCTGCCATCCATTTTTGCAGAAAATTCTCCTGATACAAATGAAGTTAAAGCTAGTGTTGTTCTTGGCATATCTTTTTAAAAATTTCTTGTTGAGTTAATCCTTCTTCGTCTTTTTTACATTTAGTCGTTGGATCAATATCTTTTTCATCTATGATTTCTACTAAACAATATCGATAAACTTTTGTGTCATCTCCCCATTGAAAATGGAGTAGCGATTTTGGCTTTGAATATTTTTCTATTAATCTTGGATCAAATGCTGAAGTTGTCATTATAATCTTGCATCAGTGAACTCTGAACTTTCTATTGTTCCTAAACTGTTTTCTGTTGCATCTACAAATCTTGCCTCTCTTAATCTTTCATCTGCTCTAGTCATATAATTATTTGCTAGAGTTGCATTGTTTGTTACAGCATAAGCAATGTCTGCTGCCAATTGATGTGAAATACTTTCCTGGAGGTAACTATCGTATTCATTAGGATCTGTAATTAATGCAATATAAATTAAATAAATAGTTCCTTCATCTGTTACAATATTTCTGCCTTCTAATTTGTAATCGATTGATGATGCAATACTATCTGTTGTTCCATTATGGACCTTTAAAACTCTCAAACAATCTGAAGGTAAAGAATAAGCATAAGAATATTCTATAACTGGAGCTGTACTGTTTTGAGCTAATTGAACTCTTTTATGTAAGCAATTCCAGGCATGAGATCTAAAAACTCTATTTCTTACTGGCTCATATCTTTGATTGCATAATCTCGCATTTTTACTGTCGTCAGTTAATGCTGAGATTGTTGATGCTCCTAAAAGATTTAAAGCTGAATTACATATATCTACTGTTGATGCCATTATGTTTGTTCTCCTACTTTTCTACATTCAAATTTTATAACTATTTTATTTTTATTTATGAGATCTCGATCCCATTCTTCCATTTCTAATAAATTTCTAAATGTTGTTTGAGCAACTGCATAACCAGCATTTACACAATCATAATGATCATTAAATTGATAACCAGAAATTGAATTAGATGGACACTGATTATTTGCCATACTGCACATGTATAAAATTAAAATATATTTCATTAAAAATTTTGTTAGTGCGATGGCGAATATTTCATCGCCACCACAATTTTATTTATTGATTACTCAACTGTGTAATGCACCCAACAATAAATCGTACCAGAGATTGTTGCACCTCCAGTTGTGATTACAATGTCAGTAGCCTCAGTTGTTCTGTAACCTAGACCAGCAACAGCTGTATTTGCAGCAGTAGATCCACCTAACATTGATTGTACTTGTCCAGCAGCATTCCATGTTCCGACAGCAGCTAAATATCTGTCATCGTCTCCACTATCGCCAACTTTCAAAGTTGAAGATCCACCTAACGCATCACATTTCACAATTACATCGTGAATAGTTGCATTAACTGGTATTCTTGCAATCGTAATGTCAGATCCAGATGCTAATGAAGATGCCTCATAAGTGTCATGAAACACTCTAAGTTTTCCACCAGCATTCTCGCTATCTACATTTACAACAGGAGTTGCATCCATGTTTGTGATATTTACACCTTTAACACTTGCCATAATTATATCCTCCTATTGATTATGCCTCATGTGCTTGTATAGAAACAATTTTCTCTTCTTCGAGACGAGTTGCTCCAATACTTTGACACACATAGACTTGTGTTGCATAGCCTTTGTCAGATCTTTCATCGATCTTAGTCATAATGTCTTGACCAAGAGCCATTTTCATACCATCTTGAGCCCATGCTAAGCATAGTCTTTTTGATGATCCGATTGAAAGTCTGTTAGAGACTATAAAGTTAAATCCTAAAAATGAATTTACTTCGCCATTAGCAAGAGCTTTAACAGAGTTAAAGTCCGAGCTAGTAACTTCAGTAGTTCCTAACAAGTCAGTTACTTGTTTTGGAGATACTACAATCCATCTAGGAATTGAAGGATCAACATTACCACTATCCATTATCTCTTTTGCAGATCTAAGTTTAGCGATTGTTAATCCAGCAGTACCACTTTCTGTTATCTTTTGTGCAGATGGTAGAGCAACTGAAGTAGATCCAGTTTCCCCAGCATAAGCAGTGCCAGAAACAGCAGCGATGATTTCATCATCTTGAGCTCTACCTAGTGCGTAAGCAGCAGCTAGTGCGTATGATGATGTTGGATCGATAAGAGTTCTGATTTTATCTTGATTGTCGATTAAATCAGCATACTCATAATCTACCAATGATACTCTTCTTCTTGCATGAGGTGTCAGTTTATTCTTTGTAGATTTTTTAATTACTACTTCTACATATTACTATGTAGCTTAGACTATATCTTCACTATTAAATAGTGTTCGGCACTCTTGGAGATATTATTCTTATCGTCAATCTCTAGTCGTTGAACTTTCCTTATACCTTTTAAATTATAAAGCTAAGCTGCTGATTGTCCTATTAGGAGTTCCCAGCAATCCACCGAATTTTTAATGAACAGTTATTTTATCCATTTGAGGTGTATCAGCATGTCTTGAAGTTCTCTTTTGAGCAATGGCAGAGCCAACTTGGTCAAAGAAACTATTTTTACCTACTACACTTTCAACTTCAACAGCCTTTCTAAGAAGAGAGCCTTTTTGTTGAGACAACATTGATACATTAGAACTATACTGCTGTACGAATGCTGTTGTTATTTGTGATGACATAATATCATCCTCCTCTTATTGGTTGATTGATTATCGAATTGATTTTCCGATTACTCGGATCTTTTCTTTAGATTTATAGTCTCTAATTAGACTTTTTTCTTAGAGGTCTTTTCAGGTTGTCTCTTAGAATTTTTTAAACACCAATCATAATATTTTTCTGCAATTGGTATTGGATCTCTTCGATCATTCTCTACACCGAACTCAGTTGCTAATCGCAAACATTCTAATCTTATTTGAATGTCTGGATTTATATCATCCATCGGCTCAAATTTACCATCAAGCATTTAACAGCTCTCTTAGTTTAAGTACCTCCGAAACATTCTTAGAATGATTTGGATGTAGCTTATTCCAATATGGAGATCCTTCTTGAGTTAGATCGTCAATTTCTTTTTCAATTTCTTTAGCAGTCATATAACCAGTACCATCGCCTTTGATGATTTCATCTTCTGATAATTTGTCTGCAAGATTTGAAAATGCTTTAATAACATTTAAGTTATCTCCAAGTCTTGATCCATCTTTTAAATATGTATTTTCTAAAAATTCTTGACCTAAAGTACCTATTGCCAATTTCTTAGCCTGGTCAAGTCTTTTAGAAAACTGAGGTCCATATTCTTTTTTAAGTTCTGTCTCAGTAGTTAGTTGAGCTTGAGCTGCTTGATCTTCTTGATTAGCAGCAATGTTACCATTCATCTCATTATAAAATTTAATAAGACCTTCAGCTTGTTTAGGAAGTAATCCTAATTGATGTGCTGTTTTATTAAATTCTGATACTTGCTGACTATCCACTTCTTGATCTTTGAAATTATATTGATAGCCTTCTGGTGTATCTGGAGCACCCAATTTTTTAAATACTTCATTCCAATCCTCATCAGTTGAATGTTTATTAGGAATAGGAATTTTATTACTCCCAACTAACTTTTGTGCATGAACATATCCTTTTAAAAGATCATCCATACTATTAATATTTTCTAAAGATTTTTCTTCTCTGTATTGCTCAGGAATAGTATCTTTAAAATTTTCTGTTGGCTGCTCTGATGTTAAAGCAGTATTATTATTAACCTCAGCTGTTGCCTCAGTATTATTCTGAACAACATCTGTCGGTTGCTCAGATTGAGCTTGTTGCTCAGTTGTCTGATTTTCCATTTATATACCTATTTGTTATTTTACTTTTAAAATACTTTTTATGAAAACCATGATTGATCTTTGACCTTCAAAGAATGCAGATTCATGACTATCGCCTTTAACATGAGTAGTATTAAACTCATGACATCTTTTAGAGATGTCGTCTAAAACTCTTTTGCCTTCATCAGTTCCAAAAGTTATTTTGTAATCTGATTGTAATTCTTTTAATTTTTTTTCTACTTCTTTATTATGATCCATCTTGTATTACTTTCGCCATAGGAGCTGCGTCTTTTGCCATTTGAGCTTGAGCCATTTCTTGCTGTTGCTGCATAGCAGCTTGTTCAGCCTCAGCTCTTTCTGCTCTTAAATCTTGAACTTCTTGATCTGATTTAATTACTTTTGCTGGTAATCCTAAAATTTCAATAATTTGTTTTACCATTCCATTATCATCAACATAATCCATAACTGGAAGTGTTTGAGATAAAGATCCAAATATTTCTAATCCTCTCATTAAACTTTGTAACTCTTGAGATCTTTGAGCTAAAGCCATTGGAGAAACATATTCAATATTTAATTCTTGTTGAGATAAAATATCAGGAGCTTGTTGGAATAAACCATTTCTTAACATTGTATTAAAAACTCTAATAATTAATGGAGATAATAATTCAGATTGTAATCTTCCTAAGACTGGTCCTAAGATCCTCATCTTCTCTTCATTTCTTTGTAAAACTTCTGTTGCTGTCATGTTTCTGTTTTCAGTAATTAATAACTGATCAACATGAAACATTTTTGCAATAGCATCTCTTCTTTGATTTTCATTATTCAAAGTAACATTTGTATTTGCGTTAATATTTAATGGCTCAATTCTTTCTCTTGATCCAGATCTAAAGAAATTAATAGATCCAGGAGACATTCTAATAGGAGCTAACATTCCATCATCAGGAACTAATAGAGGAGGATCAATCTGCTTAGCAGCAGCCTTTAAACTATTCTCCACCATTTTATTTAAAACTTTAACATCAGGTAAAGCATTCATTCCTGGAGATCTTCCATATTGTTCAGTAGATGCTTTTAAATATCTTGGAATGACATAAGGCATTTCATTAAATCCACCAATAGAAATTATATGTCCATTTTCAAACTCCATATAAATACTTTCAACTGGCATGTTTTGCTTATCCTTTTTCTTAGGATCATAATCAAATCTTGGTCTAGCAACATGAACTAAAGTAATTTCTTCAAAAGGAGATTTTTTAAATGTTGTTAATGTATCTTTAGAAACATTATCAGCTCCAAATTTATCAATGACTGCCTGGGATGGCATTTTAAATTTTCGATAAACTGTATCTACAAATCCTTTTTTATTTTCCTGGATATAAATTTCTTTAATGTGTCTAGCAGAGAAGAGGATAGTATCTTCTTGATCTTCTTCGATCATTAAACATGCAGTGCCAAAAGCAATTAAATCAAAATAACATTCAAAGATTTCTTGTTGAAAGTTTGATTTAGCAATTCCATCATACATCCTGGTCGTTGAATTTTCTAACCACTCTTTCGCCTCATCAATATCATTTAATTCTGTTTCTTTAAATCTTAATGAAAACCATTTGTTGGCAGAGCTCGTCAGCATACCATGCAAAGATGCTGCCAACAGTTCTAAAGCATGTATGGCTGTTGCGTCAAATATTTGTATGTGTCTCTTGTCGCCTCTTGCTCTCTGTTTTGTTATCTCTGCTTTTCTAGGTAACATATAATCACTAACCTCTTGCCAATGGCTTTCCCAGTTAGATCTTTTTTCTTGTAGCCTAGAAAGGTTGTCTTTTAATTGACGAGCTAAATCTCTAAAATTTTGTGATTGCATTAATTTCCTAATAAAACTTTTTTAGTTAATGTTGGTTGAGATGATCCAGTTAAACTGGTTAATGTAGTTACTTTTCTTCCTCTTCTCTTTACATCAATCATATTTTCATCTTCGGACATTTCAGCAGTTGTTGGTCCTTTAGCTGAAATTAAATCTGACTTAACACCAGAGTTATCCATTTGTGATGCTACTTTAGGCTGAGCTAAAGATTTATTCGGATCTATGTAAGATCCACTGCCTTGACTATCTCTGGAGCTTAATCGATTACCATAAGCATCTGTTGCTCCAGATTGTCTATTCGACATATAATCTCCATAGATCTGTTCTTGCTTATTAGCATCCATACTTAAAAAATCTGTTTTGGAAGTTCCTTGATAATTTTTAGATCCTAAAACTTTATCGGTAAAAAAATCTCTAGTAACTTTTGATCCAGCTTGTAATGGTCCAGATAAAAGTTTTGCACCAACATTAATTGCTATTGATGGAGTTTTAATTCCTTTTTTAATTTTGGTTGCACCTCTATTTCTAAAGGCATCATCATTATCTGATTTATACTGACCAGTTAATTTTCCTTTTTCATTTATGTTACCTACACCAATTTTTGTAGCTGTTGTTCTATTTGGTCCAGCATCTGTTCTACCACCACCATTACTACCACTACTTGAATTACCACCCATAATTATTTTCCAAATGTTAATGAAGTTTTTGTTTCTTTAGTATCTTTAACTTTTGCTTTTTCTTCGTTAGATTTTGCAACTTCGTTTTCAAAAGTTATATCTTCTAATATTTCAAATTTAAGATCTAAAGGATCAACTTCTTCTTTTTTTTTTGATTTTTTAAATAAATTTTTTATTGCTTTAAACATTAGCCACCTAATAAAGACTTTTTATTAATCTCATCATCTTCAATTTCAGTTAAACCTTGACCAGTTAAAATTGTAGATCTTCTGCCTTTTCTATTTAGCATTCTTTGTCTTTCTTTATCAGCTGCCTCTTCTCTTCTAGCCTCATCTTCATAGTCAGGAGTTTCAGTCGGCTCTGGCATAACCAATGGAGGAGGAGCTGGAATTTTTGGTTTTGAGAATATACCACCCATAAATACTCCTTATAATATTGCTAAAACAATTATGATTACAGCCACCACTGCACATGTTGTTTTATGTTCGTTAATGATATGTGGAATATGATCTTGTAGTTTCATTATAATACCTTGTAGTTTGTTTCGTGTTGTTGTTGTCTTGTTGTATTGTTAAATTTATGTTCATTTAATCCAACTGCTAAAGTTCTTAAAGCATCAGCAGCATGTGAGGACCAATCATGAACTGGTTTTATTTTATACACTCTTTCCTTATCAGAGAATTTTCTATGATAATGTCTAAGTGCATTAATTAATTTAGAGCAGTTATCGACATCAATAATACATCTTGGCAGTATCATCTTCACTGCATGGATGCCATCTTCAATTGCCATTCTTGGAGCTACTTTAAATCGTAATCCAAGTTGATAAGCTACTTCTCGTCTGGTCTTTCCAGATCCAAATTCTGTTTGTTCTAAATCATGTGGTCCATAATTTTGACCAATGACATAATCTTTTTCTTTAATAACCTGAGCATAGTGAGGCAAAGCCTCATTGTTGTTTTCATAGCAATCAACAATATGAATCATGTGTCCTATTTGCTGAAAGAAAATTAAAAAACTAGCATCGTTATAGCCAAGATCCCAAGCAACATGTACTGGATAACCAGGATCAATTGGACATCTTGTTATCTGCTTTTTATCTTCAAGTTTGGCAATTAAGTCTCCATATATAGATCCTTGAATATTGCCGATAAAAGAACATTCAAATTCTTGTTCGTATTTCTGAGATCCCATCACAGCTAAAGCAGCTGCCAATTCCTCATCATCTACAATCTTTGTTTCACTTGCTTTTGCTATATGCAAAAACCATTTAGGATCTGACTGAGCTTTCTGATAATAATCGTAAAAAAGATTTGCCATTCCTTTTGGAGTACCAACAAGGATCATAAAACCTTTTCGATCAGATAAAGCTGGAGTTATGACTTCATTAATCAGTAATGGATTAATTTGTGCAGTCTCATCAACAATGCAGCCATCTAAATAAATTCCTCTAATACTATCTGGATTTTCAGAAGATAGTAACATAATCCTAGCACCATTAACTAAATCTGCTCTTAACTCAGTTTCGTTATATTTAGTTCCAGGAATATTTTTCGTATAATGTTTTAAATAATCAAAAGCTATTTTCTTTGCTTGTCCATAAGTAGGAGCAATGTAAGCATACCTTGGATTATGGTTTTTACTTGTCATCGCTGCTTTGATTAAATGATTAATACACAAAACAGTTTTGCCAAATCTTCTATGACAACAGAGTAAGCTATATCTAAATTTTTCTAAATTATCATGTATGTAAGCCTGAGCTTTTCTTGGAGTATAAGGAATTGTAACTTTCATTAAATTTTTTAATCAGTTCGTACCATTTAGTTTTAAATTCAGGTTTCTTTGTTCTGTTGTAATCAATAGCTGCCTGGTTTATCTGTTGTAATAAATTCATTAATGAAATGTAGGAACATTCTCGGAATGCCAATACCTCATTTTAATCTTAGCAAATACAAAGTCGGCAAACTCTAAAATATCTGCCTGGTTTTTAAATCCATCAAAGCTGATAACAAGCTCATTATTATATGTTGTAAAGCTGTATGCTGAAATATCTTCGTATTTCTCAGGTAAAAACTTTTTCTTATTATCTTTGTTCATGTGTTTGTGTCTGTGTTGCACCTATGATTAATCGTATAAGAGAGCCACACCATTTTTTTTGGTGTAGTACCTCAAAGAAAAAACATTATTTTATCTCCAGAATTTCACTTCTCTTGATGAATGATCAACTACTCTTTGTTATTTAACTTTATTAATTTAAACTTTTAGTGAATGGATAGTGAATTAGTCTATTCAATATTAATCCAAACCTCATGACGCAAAGATCAAGTTTGTTTGATCTCAGTATTACCGACCTCAACAGCATCAACATCAGGAGTTACATCAACAACCTTATCATCTTGATTGTTCCATTTAATCTCTATTGTTGTATCAGTCTTGATCTCTTGCTTATCTCCATAAACTGGAATGAGCTTAGATGCTATCCACTTTGCTAATTGGACCTTCTCTCTAACTACCATAATATTTCTATTATCAGCAGTCTCTAACTCATCCATAGCTTTCTCAATATAAGTCTGAGCTCCAAACTTTCTAGCCTCAGTTATCTTGTTGGCAAATCCTTTGTCTTTCATGATCTGCTTATAAATTCTAGTTAGTGATGGATAATCCTTAGATCTTGCAAGTCTAGCAAGTGGAACACCATTCATTAATTCTTGGCAAATCTTAGTCGTTAGACTTTCTGTTATTACTAATTCTTTTGTCATTATAGTTAATTATATTTTTGGCAGATCTTGCTTTACCTTCTTTAGATCTAGGACCAGTAGATGCTGCACCATGTACTCTGCATCTTACTCTTCCATTTTTACATAATTGACCTGGAGCTCTACAAGGTCTTTTACCTTGCTTAGTTAATGTCTCGCATTGCAATCTTAATTGTTTCCACTTGACCATGCTGTTTGAAATTCAATCTTAATATTCATTGTAGGAAAAAAGAAAAAAGAGAAAAAGAAAATATAAATACAGTTCTTACTTATTCTGTTTTAAAACAGTTACTATTTATTTTACAGCTGTTGGATAACTTTGCAACTATGATGTTTTCCTATGTTGGATATTTTTTATTTTTATTTGAGGATATAATTAATAAGTAAATTTTTTGTCGTAAATGTCAATGCTTTCCTTAATAATTTTATTTGTAAGTTTATCTAAGACAGTATCATACATTCGTTTAATAGTTGTTCGATGATAGATTAAATACTTTCCAATAGCAGTATAACTATTTCTAGTTGCTTTAAGCCATAATATCTTTCTCATTAATGTAGGATCTTCTGAGATAGTTTTATCAATCATTAATAATAGATCTATTGCTGTTGAATAATTAGTTAATTGTTTTGGAGTTGCTCTTAATTTTAATTTAGGAGCTACATGAAATCCCCAATCTTTTTTATCATAACCAACATGATCCTCCAGGAGCTGATACATTGAAGGCACTCTATTATTATTTGGTTTAGATAAAAATCTTTCGCAGCTACCAGCATCATTAAGAATTAGAATAATATTCTTTCTAACTCTTATATAAACATCTACATCATGCTCTATCTTTGATGACATCTTTTAAAATCCATGGATATAATAATTGATCTTTTTTAATTTTATTTAATTCTTCTGTTGGCAAATCTTCAAGCTGCTCTCTTAATTCATACTGGTCCAATCTTGGATATAAATATTCTTTATTTAATTCTTGAGTATGGATCTCTTTCAAATGACCATTTAATACTTTCCATCCATAGTTAGAAAACTTTTTAAAACCAATGCTTTCCAGGAATTTTTTATGAGAAGGCATATCAAAAGAAATATAGTTACCTGGTTTAATTTGTATTAATGGCAAATCCAGGTGTTTAATTTTAGATAAAGCAATGAGCTCTACCTGGACCTCATCTTTTGTTAATTGAAACTGTCCAGCAATATTTACAATTCTAATAAATGCTTGTCTCTTTTTAATATTGTATTGACCACATAGATATTGATAGATCCTGAATTGAAGATCTGACAAAGGTAAAATATTTATATTAGGATCTGTTAAGTAAAATTTTGACATAATTATATTGCCTTAAAAAGTTTTGATTGTGTTCGTTAGTGTCTGTTACTCTCTTCAATAAATATTCTTTTGATTGGCAATCTGGAATGTGTTGGATCACTTTATATTCTAGGTACTGGAGCATGTGATCAGGCTCTAATCTTAATATACGAGCTCCTGAGAGGTTATTTCGGACATGAAATTCAGTGATTTCTCTGTTTTCGGTATTTTCGTCAACAGTGTACCAAATTGTGAAAAAAGGAATTTTAGCTGCCTGAGCCAGGATCTTATAAGGTCTATAAAGCCATTCTGATTTAGATCTAAATTTATTATCTTTATTATAAATATGATCAGCCAGGAAAAGAGGAGCTGCACATGCTGGACATAGAGAAACCTGGTCTATATCTGAATAAGCAATCCCATTATGCTGATTTCTATGCCAATAACTAAAAGGTGTAACTAATTGGTCAAAATACTGTTTTCTAGGCATCAAAAAAGCCTTAATTTCCTCAGATAAATAGTCAAGTCTTTTATTATCCACTATGGATAATGGTCTTTACTATTAGCAAAAAGCCATTATATAAGAGTATATGGCACTTCCTTATAAAGAAGAAAAATTAGGTAATTGGAACAATGTAAGCGAGTTAGTTGATTTTAAAATAATCAAACTAGCTCCTCAGTCTTTACTTGGAACTGGAAAAGCTGATGTCATGTTTATTTACAAAAAAAAATCTGGAGAGACAGATAAAGATCAAAAAAGATTAATTATATTTGGACCAGAAGATGCAGTTTATCAAAGAGCAATGGATAAAATTGCTGAGAAAAAAAACCCAGGTAAAGCAGCAGAGCTCCAGGAGAAATTTAAGTTTGCCTGGACAACTACTGATTATGAAAAAGCAACATCATCTCCATCATCATTATTAAAAAGAAAATTATTTGAATTAAATTTAAACACAAAAGAATTTGCAAAACAAAGTGGAGTAGCAGCTCCATCATTATATCATCATGTATCTGGTGGAAGAGAGATCTCAAGAGAAACTGCAATTGAATATGCAGCTAAATTAAATTGTGATCCAGTAGATCTAATGTTTGATAAAATTTCTATTCCAGTATGGTCTAAAGTTAATTTATTAAAATCTACTGAACTTGAAGAAAGTTATAAGCCAGGCAGATTGTTTTCTTATGCTGCTGAAAATAATTTAGAAAAAGTTGTAGTTCCAAGAGATATTTATAGAGAAGATATTAAAGCAATTAAAATAGATGCCAGAGGATCTATGTATGATAATAAAGTTGCTTTTTATTATAGAGCTGCTGATAGAGATGCTGATTGTTTAAATGAATTATGTATTGTTGGAATTGAAGAGCCACTTGGTCCACCAGAATTAACTGACGCAACTGAAGAAAGATATTATTTTGGTTTATATGAAGAGATAAGAGGACAAAGTAATTTAATAAATCCAGATCCTTATGTTTCTCCAGAAAATAAATTTATTTTAAAAAATTTTACTCCAAAATTTATAGCTCCAGTTATCAATTTATTAAACCCAGTAGCAGTAGTAGATAAAACAAAATTAAAACATAATATTCCTCAAGCAGCACTTGTAAGACAAGAAGAAAAATTAAAATCTGAAATAGAGCAATTAAATATTAAGATGCAAAAAGAACAAATGGAAAAAGCATCTAAAGAAATTAGAGATCAGCATAAAAAATTAGAAGAAGAAATAAAATTACAATTAGCAAAAGTTGAGCAAGTAACAAATAAAATTAATCAAGAGACAAAACAAAAATTAAATCTTTTTGAAAAAGAGCAATCTGTATTAAATAAAATTTATTCTCCATTTAAAGTTATTAGAGGTAAAAAATAATGTTTGATGAATGGAAAAATTTAAAACAAACTGCAACTGATATTGATATTGAAAATGATTTCCAAATACCAAGAAACACCTTAAAGAAATGGAGATTGGCAGATCAAGGACCAATGTTTTTTAGATTAGGCGACAAAATCTTATATCCAAGAGCAGCTTTTATTCAATGGTTTGAAGGACACATCAAGAACAAAAAAGCTCCAGTAGTTTCAATCGGATCTAATCGTACCAAATCAGATATTTCCAAAAAATAATATTATCCAATCTGGATAATCCACTTTACATATAATCTCACATAATTATATGTGCTCTCATGATATTGAAAAATGCAATTCAACAAAAATTACAAGATCCTTTAGAAGAAAAAGAATTACCACTCTTCGCACAAAAATTAAAACTTTCTCATAACTCTCCAACTCAATTCGCAATTCCTGATAGTGCCTGGTTATTTAAGTATGTAGTTATGGACCAGAAAATGAGGAGAGAAATGCTTGATAGCAACTCTGCTATGGAGGCTGGAAAAAGAGTAGGCGAGGTGTTGCAAAGACAACATGCAGAAACAATTTATAAATTACATCCAACAACAAAAAAAGTAGCAGCAACAACTAATGAAAAAATAAGTTTAGCAAATGCTTTAGAAGAGCAAATAGAAATTTTTAAAGAATACCAGCCAGTCGATGACAAAGACAGCGATAAAAAAATTAAATATTTAGAGGAAGTTCCTCAGATAGTTAATAATGCAAATGCTGGTTTAACAGAACTCGGAATAGCAAGTCCTATCACTTGTGAAAGACAAGTATCAATTGACACTAACAACTTGGAAGATTTTTTTTCATCTCCTTCTCTCCCAACTGTTGGCAGAATTGATTTTGACTTTGGCAAACAATCTGGAGAGCTTTCATTGTTTCCTCAAAAGATTGTTGAGCTAAAAACCAAGTATTCACGACTTGGTAAAATAAAAAAAGATGGTACTAGGAGTTTTCTTTCTTGTTCTTCTCCAGCTGTTCCGAGCTTTAATCATTTAGTTCAATGTGCTGTTTATGCAGCTCATTATAATTTTAAAGTTCCAGTCTATTTACTTTATTCAACAGAAAAAGATTTTAAAATTTTTGATAGCACTAATTGTCATCATTTAACAGTTGAAGGATTAAAAAGAAATTTACAAATAATGTTTAGAACATTTATGAGAAGAGAAAAAATACTTTCTCAATTTCAAGATTTTACAAGAGAAGAAATAATTGAAAATGCAGTGCAAATGATAGATCCAAATTTTGATCATCCTTTTGCCTGGAATGGATTACCAACTGAATTATTGCAAGAGGCAAAGGATTTATGGAAAGTAAATTAATAAAAGGTTTTCACATCCAACATAAATTGGACAAATTAAAAAAGCTGCAACAAAGGCAGCGATTAAAATCAACACTAATCATAGGAGTTATATTATGTCTGATGACAATAATAATACTATAATTCCAGATCAATTAATCAGCACCATTAACGATTTTAAAAAATCAAAAAATGGATCTATGATTAATATTCATGGAAAAGAATATGCAACAGTTGCTCATAGAATTGCTGTTGTAAGAAGAAACTTAGGAGCAAAACTTCAAATCCATACTGAGATTATTTCAGTAGATAAAGAAACAGTTGTTATGAAAGCAACTGGCATACTTGATGGAATAGTTATTGCTACTGGTCATGCAGAAGAGAAAAGAACTGCATCAAGAATAAATCAAACATCAGCCTTAGAGAACTGTGAAAGTTCTGCAATAGGAAGAATGTTAGCTGTATGTGGAGTAACTAATGACCAAATCGCATCAGCAGAAGAAGTGTCAGCTGCAATAGAGCAGCAAGATAAAAAGATCCAAGCAGCACTAACAGAATTAAATGCTGTCAGTCATGCTGGAAATTACAAGGAATGGATTTCTAAAAATAAAGTTTTCCTTTCCGATCTGAAAGCAAATAATCCATTAACTTACAAAGAGTTTATGGCAAAATTTACTTCAGCTAAAACCAATCTGCAACAACGAGGAGTAATCTAATATGTCAGATGAACAAATGCAAAAAAAAGAAAGACCAGATCTTGGAGCTGCTTTTATTGCAACAAATAAAAAATCTCCACAATCCTACGATATGTCTGGAACAATTGTAGTTGATGGAGTTAAGCACAAATTCGGAGCTTATAAACAGAAAGCTAGTGGTAATGGTAAGATGGCAGAAGGAACAGTTTTTTATACCTTCTATCGAGTAGAACTTGCTGATGCACCTGGAGGAGCTGCTGATACCAGCTTTGAGCCATCTGAATTGGAGGCTTAAATGAATCCAGATAAATTCAAATCAGTCGCAATTAATATTGCCACTTACAAACTGCTTGAGGAACTTTCTCAAAAAAAGTTTGAGCTGCCTATATCAATGAGCAAGACAGTTGAATTTTATATTACAAAAGCTCATGAGGATTTTAAGAATGGCAAAAGTAAATCTAAATAAAAGATTAACTGAGCTAGAAAAATCCAGAGAAGAGGATTATGGATCTTTCAGTCGCAATATGAAAAAGATTGCTGCTGCCTGGTCCATCCTCTTAGATCCATATTTAAAAAAAGACATTCCTGGTCATGTAATTCCACTTCTTTATGCTCAGGCAAAATTAATAAGAGCAACACATAAATTTAAACAAGATACTTATGATGATGCTCTTGCTTACATAGTTCAATCACATGACATGCACAAAGAAAAATCTGAAGAGATTGATACCGATGAGTTACTTGGAATGGAAACTAAACCAAGAACTAAATCATCGGACAACTTTTGAAAAAGATGCAGAATTTTATAAGGAATATAAGGAATATATAAAAAATGAGTATCGGAAAAAGATTTACAAATAATATTGTTAAATTTCCTGGATCTGAAAATGAAGAATTAGATAACCAGCAAAAAGAAATTTTAAAACATACTGCATCATTGGCATCAAAAATGTCAGATCCTAGTTGGCATCATTACCCAATTACACAAATAGAATTAAGAGTATTAGCAAATCATGGCGAGACAATAGAGTTCGCACCAATAACAGCTGCAAGACTAAATTCAGTTCTTGCTCAATTAATACTAACAAAGTCAATTTTGGAGGAAATATTATGACTAGAAAAGTTAGAGAAAGTTATTGCTCTATGAGTAAATCAACTTTCTTAAATGATAATACTGGTCCTTATAAGAGATTAGATAACAGCTCTTGGTGGATCAAAAAGAAAAAAAATGGATGTGTAGGTTATTTTGTAGATATGCACACTAAATTTCAGCAGCTGCCTGATGCTTGTTTTAAAGCAACATGCGAAAGTTCAAAAGTTTTAGATGTCGAATTAATAAAATCTGATGTCAAACAATTTATGGAGGCAACTGATGGCAAAGAATAGAGATAAAGAAGAAGTTAAAAGATTTGCATTAATGATTGGATCTAATTTGAGATATTTAAGATTAGATAGAGCAACATTTATGCCTCAAAAAGTTCCAGCAGCTCATCTTGGAGTAACACATCAACAAGTAGAAAAATATGAAAATGGAAAAAATGTTCCATGCTCATACAGATTAGTTCAATTGGCAAATTTTTATAAAGTTACACCAAATGACTTAACTAATCCTGATTTTATAAATTCAAAATCTATTGAAAAAGGAGTTATCCATGTCGATAGTTGAAAGCGATAAAATTGATATAGAGATACAAGAACAAACTGAAGATGCTGGATGTAAATATATGGTTTTAGTTAGTTATGAAGGACCAAATAAAAGCAAAGAAATTGCTAAGGTTTTATTAACCAATAGTAAGCCACATATTAGACAAACTGTTGATGCTGGAAATTTAGTTAAGGAAAAACAAAGTGCCTAAAATAATTAAAACAACAACTGGAGAGGCTGCCTTTGTCCTGGAGGAGCAATTTGAATCTGAAGAAAAAGCTACTGAAGGAAAAGATCCAGTCTCTCAGGAGGTCAAGCAAATGGAAATAAAAATACAAAATACAAAATGGAGGAAACCTAGTGAGTAATATTCCACATAATTTAGATTATGATAGTAAAGTTCAAAGATTAAAAAGAAGATACCAAGGATTATCAAGAGTAGCAGCTGCTATAAATGATTTATATATTTATGGAGTATATCCTTCTAATTTTCCAAACTTAACAACAGTCTTAGAACAAGCAAAAGATCACTGCAAAGAAATAATAAAAGAAACAA